ACTAATGTACCACAGAAAAGCACCTATTGTAGCAAACCATAACCCTAAGACTACAAGAAATGCTATAAACCATCTTTTAGCACTTAGTTTTACCTCATGCAATAACTCTGTTGCAAAGTTTTCATTCATAATTATCTTCCCACCTTTCTTAATATGATAACATATTATGTAAACTAAAACAATACCTTAATGCCTTTTTCACGTTTCTTCTGCTCTGCTATAAATTGTCTATACATCTTTGTATATTCATAACTTTCCTTAAAGACGTTATTTACCGCTTTACATATAGCAGGCTCATAATATTCGACAATACGCAATTCATCAGCAAAATGCTTATTAAATGGACAACCTACACATCCAGTTCTTGAAAGTCCCCACTTTGTATAACAATCGGAATGTTGTATATTGAATATTTTTTCATATGCAAGTTTATCCTCATTAGTAAACCAAAATATAGGTCTGTAGTTATCGTAATTATGGTGACTATTTTTTGCATCAAAACAACTTGCATATGCGGAACTACGAGAACCGCCTTCGGCTTTTCTAACACCTATTATGGATAGTTGAATTTTATTGTGCTTTATATACTGTTTAGATACCTTTTTCTTGGCATAATCACAACATAGTTGGGAAATCTTAAATTGAGGGGGATTTTCTAAAATAAACTGTTTCAAGAATCTATGGTAGTTTATATTAAACATAGAGTAGCCCCACTCTCTCATATGCTTGTTATCCCAAGCATTACACCACCATTTTAATTCACTATGACATGCACTATATTTACTATCTAAAACTTCAAATGGCTCATTTTCCCACTTAAATCCAGATTGTTGTAATCGACTAATATTTCTGGAAACCAATTTACTTAAAAATGGCTGACCAAATTCTTTCGTACACAATGGTATAGGTTTAATTGCTCTCTCTCTATGTATCTGCACATTATAACGATTTTCTAAATATTCCAAATGATTCTTTGTTGCTTGATATTCAAGCCCTGTATTGAACCACACATAAATCACTTTTTTATTCAAATCAACTTTATGTATTAAGTCCAGCATAACATCTGAATCGCTACCACCACTTATTGAGCAAAGGATACTATCATATTTTGGATCGTTAATAATGCTATCTGCTTTTGTAAACGCATCTGCAATAATTACGTTGCCTTTACATTTTTCAAGTACATCTGTCAGCATTAAAATAGTCTACCTTTCTTTTCCTTCTGAATCTTCTCTAAACAGATTTTACCATAGCCTATCTTTCTTGCTTCTTCTGTCTTGAGTTTTCTTCCACACCTTAGACACTTGTTGTAATCTTTCTTATCTTCCATCTTTTCTCCTTTTATGAGCATCATTCCCAGCGTTATTTGCTCCACCCCCACTTGATTCTGCTGGCAGGGCGTGTGAGTCTACCCACTCAACTCACATGGTAGTCGCAATCCGTTCTCGTTAATTTCGCCTACTCCCAATGGGTGCGACCCATTCCCTTCGGCGGTAGTTGGATTTGAACCAACATTACAGGAGTCAAAGTCCTGTGTACTAACCACTTGTACGATACCGCTCTGACAGAGTTTCATAGTCCTCAAACTATGCTCTTTAATTTCGGTGGTGGTATCCTCTGCTCCCTGTCCACCTATTCGGGTGCTACCCGACCCCCTCCGACTATGGGATTTGAACCCATGACGTTCAGTCAGTAATTCGTGATTCACGGCACTTGACCTCTCAAAGACGGTTCACCACTACCGTAAAGTCGGATGCGTTGCTATGGTGGGACTCGAACCCACGTATATAAATCGCATTACCATCTATGCTACATAGCAACCATCACAAGAAAGGTACAGTATTATAGTAGCACAATATTTGCTATCTGTCAATAGAACTTTGCGAGGATATAATCTACTGCTATCTGCTCTTCTATCTTGCCTTGCTTTATTCTCACTTCTATGTTCTGACATAACCGCATGAGATATTCCAAATCCTCATTATTGAATCTACCAACACATTCTTTAGCGTTCTTTATCTGCCAATATGTTAAGCCTGTAGACTTCTCTATGTCTTTGGATTTGCAATTCTGCACTTGATATACCCACTTTGTACTATTATACAGATTGGATATGATTATCAGAGTTGCTTCACCTATCTCTTTGCAATCCTGCAACAATTCATATGCTAACTTCGGTTTGTTCTGCAATACTGCTTTTACAAAGTCAAATACTGCATCCCTCGGTGGTGTATAGATTGCTCCTGTCTCTACTAAATATTTGAAAGCATCATCATATGTCATATTCGTCAAAAACCTTTCCTGCAAATTTACATACACTTTTACAACTTTCACACATCCACATATCACCGAGTTTATAATGTTCACATTTTTCGTTCACTAAATAATGATTATCAATCCAATCATCTAACTTATTCATATCAACGAATTTTTTATTGCCTATTTTAATACATGGAAAATCTTTTTGCTTACATAATTTGTATGCACCATTTATTACTATACCGAGATATTCTGCCATCTTTCGTACAGTTATTAGTCTGGATTGTATATCCTCTTTTTTATTATCTGCGTATAGCATCTGCATACCTCCTTATCTTATCTATCTCTAACAGACAATGCCCATAGTTGTACTCACATATCTCCATCAATATATCAATGTTTCGGTCTGATAGGTCTATCTCACGTTTTATGTAAACCTTCAAATTTTCGCTTTTAAGCGGTTTGAAGTCTACTATTGACGAATTATACGCTTTAATGAATTTAAGTCGCTTATCAAACGTTGTAAGCGTTAATATGAGTATGTCTGATTTGAGTTTAGATATAATCTCATCTGCTTTGTTACTCTGCATAAAATCTTTATCATCACGCACTATGTATATATGGTTTTCAGAGAACAAAGACTTATTTCCTAATGACTTTGTTATGTCTGCTACTGCATCTATATATTGCACTTTTAGATTCCTTACTTTTGCTATCTGCTGAATATAGATTTTCTGAACCATATACTCTTCTCCAGCGAATATCATAAAGTTTGGTATCTGATTTGACTTAATGAGATTCTTCAAATCAATTACTTCCATATTCTTCTCCCAATATATCTCTTACATCGAGAATCCATATATCGAATACATTTCTCTTATTTATGCCCCTTGTTTTGGTTATCATATCAATACATTCTTTAGTTGACATAACTATTCTCGCCTTTGTTCGCAATTCTTCTACCGACATATTCTTCACATCAGCGGTAAACTCATTACAGTAATACATGATAACTGCTTTCCAGAATAGTGCTAAATCAAACTTGCCTTCATCTGTATCTGTGAACGCAATATTGTTTGCAATCTTCAAGGCATTTGCAACACTAACCTCTGCTATATTATTCATAACCTTTTCTACAAAATTATAGAGTCTTTCTGCACCATTCTTATATAGCAAATCTATATCGCCAGGAGTTTCGCACACCTCAAGTGCTAACTTCTTATCAAACCCATCATCATATGGTGCTAAATACTCATTTAACTCATATTGCGTATACGGCTCCATATGAAATACGTTTGCTCTGCTCTTAATCGTGTCGGTGAGACTATCCTCATTCACTACTGTCAGAATAAAGTACGCATTATTAGGCGGTTCTTCTGTCACTTTGAGAAGTGCGTTTCTTGCGGATTGCGACATTGTATCTGCGTTTCTGAAATAGAATATAATCGGTACAGTTGTTCTATACGCTTGCTCCATAGCACTACAAACACTATCTACTGTATTATCCATTTCAACTAATTCATAATTCATACAATTACGAATATGCTGAACTATAAGATTCTTGCCACTACCATCAACACCTTGTATCACGCTGAAACGAGGAAATGTATTCTCATCAATCATCATATCAATAAGTTCCAGTAAGATTTCCTGTCCTATCACTTAACCACCTCTTCCATCATAATCAACATTGATACTTCAATCATGCTCTTAGGATTTGTGTCATATTTGATTCTATCAATAAGTTTCACCATAGGTGATAGCATGGCATCTACTGTCTCATACCAACTATCCTCAAACTCATTCAGCCATTCTGCTTCTGTCTGCGGTATATTGATATAATCAAATGAACGTGTAATATCATACTTGCATATATCAAGTAGGAAATTCATATAATCACGCATAAACCGCTTTAAGTCTTTGCCATCTGCATGAATCTTCCCTATAATATCAATACACTCTTGTCTGTCATGTGATATAACTGCTTCTGTAAGTTTCTCCATAACCTTATAATCTACTGTACCAAGAACTTTAATAATATTGGCAACTGTTAAATCACTTGAATATGCAAGACATTTATCCATCAATGTGATAGCGTCTCGCATACCTCCATCTGCAATCTTAGCAAGATATTCTACTGCATCTAAATCCTGATGGTCTCCTGTCGGTATATTACCCTCTTCAACCTCTTTAGCAAGTATATAGTCAAGTCTCCGTACGATTCCCTTCTGACTAATACGATTAAACGTGTATCTCTGTACCCTTGATATAATGGTCTTAGGTATCTTTTGTGGGTCTGTAGTACAGAAGATGAATATAGTCTTTGCAGGCGGTTCTTCTAGTATCTTTAGAAACGCTTGCCATGCTTTATCTGAAAGTGCGTGGCACTCATCAATAATAAATACCTTATATTCACTATCCAGTGACTTCAACTTTGCTTCTCTCAAAATATCACGCACATCCTCTACACCACTATTGCTAGCCGCATCAAACTCAATCGGTGAACCCTTGTGCTTGTTTATCTCATTAGCAAAGATTTTGGCACATGTTGTCTTGCCTGTTCCAGCACCACCTACGAAAAGGTAGGCGTGCTGGATTTCACCGCTCTCTAACTGTTGTGTCAGAATAGTTTTGATAATATCCTGCTCTGTCACATCATCAAATGTCTTAGGGCGGTATACTGTATACAAAGGTTGTTTACTCATCATCATGCTCCTTTATGATTTTCAGATTCCTAATTCCCAATTTCTTTTCAATCTCTGCTACTGTCATTTCAACAGGCGGTTCTTCTCTTTTCCACACGCATTTCCAACTACGATCCTTTGCTATATCTTTACGCCACAAACTTGCCGCCCTTAGTGGTAAATACACCGCTACAATATTAAATTCAGGCATACCATCTTCCTTCAAATTCAAATCATCAGAATAATTGCATAATGGTATCCAACCATCTTTTGATACAATAACATCACATGAATCAGATGTAAGTCCAGCATAAGATACACCTAACATAACCATATATTCGTCACCATCCCGTGTAACAACCATCATTCCTGTTTTCAAATCTGACTTCTTCATTTACACCTCTCCTCTCATTTTGCGTACTGCAATCGTATTATCTGCTCCGTTGAACCCTACATATTTGTACTTCGTATAGTTTGTAGTTTCACCATACCGATTCTTGCCTGTGCAATCAATAGAGTCAATCAAGTGTCCGTGCTTACGAAAATAATGTACGATTGCGGCAAGTCTTTCTGCACCGAACAAATCATATGCCTGCTTACTTGTCATAGTCTCATGTGTCTTGAGATAATTTAATACCTCTGTCCTCTGCGTTTTCTTATCTTTCATCTTTCTTATCCTCCTTTACTAAATCATTTCGTTCAATAAAGAACGCATTATCAATATCTTCCTGCTTGAATAGAGCAACCATTCTTTTATCGTAGTGCAACCATGCAGTTGATGCACCGCTGTTTGTAGCATAAATGTCAATAGTACAATCAGCATCTTTCGCCAACTCTGAAATTTCTCTCACCAACTTACTCAATCTGTAACTTAATGTTTTCTTATCCTCATCTGACATTCTTCAATCCTCCTTATTTAATGTTACTTTTACATAACTACTTCGATAAAGTTTGCCTGTTCTAACTCTGCTCACACAAGCATAAATTGTCTTTTCAGATACACCGCACTTCTCTGCCAATTCTTTTGCGGTATCTGCGACTACTTCCGGCAACTCATATTCATCATTAGATACTTTCATAAATACACTATTCTTCATAGCAACCTCAATATTTTTTGTTTCTGTTTTCTGGAACACCTTCCTCATACAGTAAACAGTTCTTCGGGTTCTTACCTCTTCTGTCTGTAATGTGTTTGCCACTTTTCTTCAAAGCACATGATTTGTGACTAAGTATTGAATAGTAGCATATTATATTCTCCAATTCTAAATCTGAATATTCTGTTATTGGCTTATCTTTAGGTATTGTGCCAAGATAACTATGATACTTACACTTATAGCACTTATACTTATCCCTCATCTAATCCCTCCTTCATTAGTTTGAATGTCTTTTCATCTACTATATAGAAGCGTTCACCATTATCTCCAAAATCAAATACAAGTGCATTATAATCTTTTCCCATACTGAACGCTTCTTCTCTGTTCTTCTTTAGCCATTCTCTTTTTATAGAAAATGATTGCTTCTCAGAAGTTGCGGTCTTACATTCTATGAGCCAGCCATCTTCTGTCACTACATCACCCTTAGAGAAGTCTGTCGCACCCGAATTTGCGGTCTGTCTGCCACCAATAGCCTTTGCAACTTTCTTCTCCTGCTTATCTGAATACCACCTTGTAGGCTTCATATTTCAACCTCATACTCTTCTGCGAGTTCCACAAAGTTCTGCATGATATACAGACAGATAGGTCTGTCTAAGCCTGTATTAGAAATACTCTCAATAAATGCAATATCAAACATATTAGTTACTCCGCTATCTCTGATAGCAACATACTCCTCAAACTGCTCTTTTGTCGGTTTCATTATTTTACCCTCCTTTTATTTCTTTCCAAATTTATTAAGTACCTGAACAATGTCTCTTGTTCTTCCACTCACAATATTAGCCTGCGACTTCATATGATTCTGTGTGTCCACAATCTTATTTGTATTCTCTTTGAGAATAAGACTACTCTGCACAATCTGTCCAAGTGCGTTCTCAAGTCTGTTCTGTTTTACATTATTAGCCCTGAGTTCTACTAATATCTGATCCAGCACTTCACACATCTTGTGCTGAGTCTCATACATTGTATTCAATCCTACAATGATAGTCTCAAGCGGTGCTATTGAAAGTGACTCACTCTTATTCTCCACAACTTGTGTTGTTACAGTAGGTTCCGGCGGTGCTACGATTACATCATCGTAATTGATAGAACAAAAGTCACAAAGTTTCTTTAAGTCCTCAATCTGAATACGTCCTCTGTTTGTAGTCTTTGAGATATACGAACCCTCTTTGCCAAGAACAAGCGTTGATACCTTGTCCATAGATACGTTCATCTTCTCAAGTGCGTTTCTCACCTTTACTCCATCAAAATAGGTAAGTTCATTGTCTTTCGGTCTTGCCATGTTAAATTTCCTCCTTTGAAATAATGCTACTCTTCACGATCCACCCGGACCATTTTACGTCTACAAGTTTCTCTTTTATCTCATCAATCCTATCAATGTCACAATAGATACCGACTTTACCCATACAGATAGGACCGATACCATAGTGTCTGCTAACGGGATTGGTAAGTTCTTTACCACAACACACGCACGTTATAGTCTCTCTTCCCTCACCATGAAGATTCATATAAACCATGCCACGAGTTTCTTTTACAACTGTGCCTGTCATTGTTCTCAATGGCATCGGGTTATTATCATTCCACTTTGCCATGAAGTCAAAACTCGGTGATGCTGGCTCTGTCATGTACTTCTTAACTGTGATACGATATTCTGATACATCATCTGAACGCCCTATTTTCGTTTTAGAGACATTTTTCTGCTCTGCTTTGAGAATGATATGTATTTCATCCGAATCACGCTTAAATCGCTTTATAGCGTCTTGTGCGGTTTCATATTCTGTACCATTTATCTCAACAGTACCTTTCCAATTCTTAATCATGCTTATCATTAGCATCTTCCTTTCTGACATACTCTATATTGTCACTACCACAGATAGGACAATGGTATGTCTCTTCATATGTTACTTTGTCAATCTTTCTGTCTGCTCTCTTAAATGTACTGAGACAATCAGCACAGATAAACATTTACTATCACTCCTTTCTCTTAGATTTCTTCATCAACTTGTCTACATTGAATATTGTACTACTATATTTGCACAATGTCAAGCACTAAAAAAAAATAAAAACACGCAAGACCGATTGCAGGCGAATCTTGCGTGTTTCTATATAAAGCATTGAACACTATTATACTATCATTCTTCTTCTGTTTCGTCAAGTTCCTCTTCAAGAGTTACTTCATCTGATTCTATTCTTTCATCAATTAAGGTTTCTACTAATGAAAGAATGTCTGAATCTTCTTCAAGAATTGCATTTACTTTAGCCTGACCTTGAATCTTATCTTTGATAATCTCGCCTGTATCAATGTTTACAATCGTAAACCATGCTCCTGCTTTCTCTATAATGCCGTACTTGATTGCTACTTCTACAAGGTCTGAAATGTAATCAATGCCATCAAGATATTTCAAAGTATAGAATCCTACTCTTCTTGTCGGTGGACAAGTCTTGTTCTTCTTCATCACAACTTGCACTATATTACCAGCCGGGTTCTCTGCACCTCTTGTAAGTTTCTTATTTGTATCATCTACATAATTTCCCATTCTGAACTCAAGTCTTACAGAACAATTATGCTTCCACGCTTTACCGCCTGTGGTAGTTGTACCACCATAAGGACTATTCATATCGTCACGCATCTGATTGATTCCTACAATAGTACATTTATGACGCTGACATAATCCCTCTGCTTTCTTACTGAATAATGTAAGTGCCATTGAGATACCGCCATATGTCTTTTCAGATACTTCTTTTTCCATAGCCTGATTGCTCACCATTACACCGAGACTATCAATTATTACAAGACCTATTTCTCCTGTGTCGATTGAATCAAGAATAAACTGAAATATATCTTCTGCGCCTTGATTTGTCGGGTTCATAATAATCATGTTTTCTACATCCACACCCAACTTATTAGCCCATACAGAATCAAGTGTATTCTCACAATCCACCCACAACACTTTACGCTCATCATCTGAGTGCTGAAAGTTTGCTACAACGTCCAGAGCAGTTGTAGTCTTGCCTCCATGCTCTTCTCCAAAGAACTCAATCAACTTACCAACAGGCAAACCACCAAATGTCATGTAATTAAGTCTCGGAGAAGTGAATGGTATTCTCTGATAATTATACTCTGCTACCCCTTGATGAACTAAATCCTCTTTGAAAGTCTTATTAAAGTCTTTCATTACTTCCTTCAATGTTTTCATTTTCTTTTACCCTCCTTTTGCATTTGCATATGAATCCATGCGTGACAATCGTGACATAAAGCCATCAAATTAGCATCTATGTTTTGACCACCCTCACATATAGGAACTATATGATGTACCTCAGTTGCTTTTGTTGCTTTCATCTTACGCATAATACATAACTCACAGTTTGGATGATTCTTCATATATCTGTCTCTTATCTTCTTCCATGAATTACCATACTTTCTTCTATCAGCCATAATAACTCCTGTGCTTGTATGTTTTAGAAACCTCTGCGTTATTTATAATTTCATTTGAAACGATAACTGATCCACATTTTTTACAAACTCTAAACCGCTTAACATTTATTCCTTTAGTCTTTTGAGTTTGTACTGAATCTATTACTTGTAATTTACCGCCACAATCTTTATGAGTCACACATCATTCCCCCAATCTTTCAGAATCTTATTAAACTCTTCAATAGTTATAGATACATCTACAAACTCTCCATCCTCATTATCATCACAGATGATTACAGTACCTACAATATAATCTACGGGAATATGAAAGTTGAATGGTAAGTCTCTCAATTTCCCCTCTTCATTACAGATGATAACTGAATCAAATGTAAGCGGTACTACTTCTATATATCCACCTACAATAGATTGCAATTCATCTAAAGTATTGTCTATATTCTCAACTCTTGCATCTTCATTTGGTTCTTTGATTATTACTCTCATCCGCCCACCTCCATCTTTGCACCGCACATCGGGCAATACTCATAAATTACTTTTCCCATGCAAGTCGGCATATCCGTGTATTCTGCATGACATTGATTGCACTCCCACCATCCGACCATGTGTACCCATTTACCAGTCTTTCTCTCCGGCTCGACAGATGGCAACTTTCTCAATGCCTCGATTGCTACCTTTGCATCAATCACGCCGTTGTCAGAATTCCATATAATTTCATCAAATGCCGCGTCTCTGCTGATTAAATCGCCCATTTATTCCTCCTTCTGCTTAAAGATTTTTTTGTAACATTCATCACAATAATCTTTTATTATTATTGGATCACCTAAATGTAATTCCACCCTTAAACGAGTATCTTTATCCTCAAGAATTTTCCCACATATATCACATTTATAAATTGTCATTCCATATCCTCGCTTTCTGCCTTGTATGGATCGTATTCTTATATTACAGTACATTTATCAAAATCTGCATCGATCTCAAATATATCGCTATATATATCGACATCTTCATCATCACAAATTATCAATTTTTGTTTGGCATCTCCTTTGTGTGGTACTTCTATTTTCCAAATACCCTTGCCGTCTTTACCATATTCAACATGGATAATCGTGCCATCTGTAAACAAAATGCGAACCATCGAATCAAAGCATCCTATTTCATCGTAGGGATATATATTTTTCTCTGTTTCAATTTCCACTAAATCGTCAGACATTCCATACACTTTAGTTTTCATCCTTATCCTCACTTTCCTATACTCATGGTGTATAGTAATACTTCCCAACATCTACCGAAGTAATACATATCTTCTTTCCACATTTACCACATTCCAACCCAACTTCCTTATAATATCCGGAATCGTTGAGATACTGTTCAGCACCTTTTACGTATGAAAACAGAGTATGTTCTTTACATACTGGACACAATAAGTCCCTATTTGCCCTAGCATAATCCGGTTCTGTCCTAACAAATTCTGTATGTTTCCTATTACCTCTCAAAATATTAACTTTATCCCGTACCTTTTGTGAAACGTCCATAGGCATAATAGGAAGGAAATCGTAATCATCCGGCATATCTGCTACAAATGTCCAACTAAATCCACTTTCTACACCGGGAAGATCCTTAATAGCTGTTAATTTATAATACATAGTTTACCTCCTCACTTTCTGCTGCATCTGCTTCTATGATTGTTGGTGTATCACGAATACCATCAACAATAAATCTTTGTCTTGCAACTGCATATGCATCAGTTATCTTTGCATCATGTTCGACATAATTACTTATTCTTTTTTCTAATTCGTCTAAATCTCCTAATCTCCCATGCCCTTTTGGTAGTGATTTCCCGCTGCGAATTGCTTTTCCTATAAGCGAATTATAGTCATAATAATTGCCATATAAATCTTCATTTGTGGCATTGTCAAATGTCTGTTTTACTTCTTCTGGAATATCAATAACTATCTTCATACTTCCTCACTTTCTGCCTTCCTCACTTCATCCTTTAATTTCTGCCGTGTGAGTTTATTGGTTATATGCTTTTCGTTCTTCCAACTTCGTGGATGATTTTTTGCACCGCAACAATATCGCTTATAAAATTTATCAAGGAATGCTATCTTCTTTATGGTTCTCATATTTTCTCACTTTCTGCCTTGTACTTGTTGATAATATCAATGATGTCTGATATATCACCTACTACCCGATACTCTGATATATCATTCTCCTCATAATCATAATCCTCAAACCATTCGCAGATACTACAATTTCCAAACTTCTCTATTACCTCCGCTCTTATCTTGTCAAGTACAGTCTCTTGCTCTAATGCTTTTAGATTATTGCAGATTGCTTTATTAACTTCTAACAGAAGTTTGTCCTTATCAGACATAGGGGTCTCTTCATTATCCTCGCATACATCAAAAAATTGATATATGGTTTTGTGAATAATATCTAGTATTTCTTTCATTCCTTATCCTCACTTTCTTTTCGTATTGCCTGAACCCCCAAAGATATAAACACCCACAGAGGGGTTTCTACTACATTTGTTCCTCTATGGGTTTTTACCCACTCTGCACCGCCATTCAACTGCTCCTCTGTTATGACTATACTTCGATATACTCTGTCAAAGTCAACTGCTTTCATTTTTATCCTCCTTACCATGTTGTATATACATCTATTGTTCCACTACTGCAACCACAATCATACACTTTTCCAGGACCTACACTTGTCATTACAATGCTATAAAATGGTAAGTCTGAACTTGCCACGCATATGTAGCCATCACCATCACGAATCGTTCCATCATCAGCAACGTGCTTACCCGGAATTGATACTGCGGTTGCTTGTCCTGCACTTTCATTAGTGCTATACCATGTTTCCCTATGACCGAATACTCTTATACTGCCATTACTTCTTGTTAAATGACCATCCATTATATGATACTGTGCTGAGTATTGTAACTGCACCCAGCCATATCCATTTACATCTACACTTCCTGTCGATTCTTCGGTCTTTTCTTCTGTTGTTACTTCTTCCTGCTTCTTTTTCTTCATGTCTCTTACTTCTTTCGGTATTGCTGATACTGTAATATGCTCTGTGACGCTCTCTGTTGCGATTTCAGACGTTTTTATTTGCTCTGTGTGTATTTCTGTTACTTGCTCTGTTTTCTCGCTTAAATCGCTTTTATTTGATTTCGGTATAAAGAATATTACTGTCGCAACTGCAAGTGCTATTATAGTGATAGCAACTTCTCGTTTACTCATTAGTTTCCCCCTATTCGTGTGAGTTCCATTTCTTGCAAACGATGTGAAAGCACTTTCTTACAGGATGATAACAACTCTTGTGCATTATCTACTTTAGCCTTCATCGTTTTGTATGCTCTATTATATGCTATGTTTGCTATCTGCTCACGCATACTTTCCAACTCTGCAATACTATCTTTATCTGCTACTGTGCCATGTGAAATTTCAGAACGCTTGCTATGATACATTTCCTTATATACTGCTTTACTTATATCATCCCTAATACCTAACTGCTCACACGCACCGCTGGCGAAATAAATATAAGTTGCAAGGTTCATTACAAAATCATCTAACTCTGTAGTTGTGGGAGGGTTCTCTCCATCTTTTAAGCACTCTTTAATGAATGATACATAGTTATCGAGGTCTTTCACATAAGGCTTGATAATATCTAAAACGATTTTATCAATCACTCTTGAATCCTCTTCAACCTTGCTCTTTATAGTTTCTATTCTCTTCAAATCCTCATTATCAATCTTCATCTGTTACTCTCCTATTCCATCGCTCTAATGCAAGTTTTCTCGCTACTGTCGGATCTTTACCAATCAATACTCTCGGTCCTCTACAATCACAATCACAACATCTGCAATAGGTTGTATATTTAATCTCTCCGTTAATTACTGTCTTTGATTTAGTCTCCAACTTAGAATACCCACCGCATAGAGGACAAGGTTTTACTTTATCATAGTGTACCTTTGCAAACTTTACGTCTGTCATGCTTTCTCCTTTCTCTTATAAATCGTAATTCTTTATTCCTAACTTCTTTTCCTCACAAGTCTTTATAAATTGTGTCATATCATACTCAAAAAACACACGCTTCTTCTTGCCTTGAATCTCAATAAAATCTTCATCCCAAATCTTTCTGAGATTGATACTCTTTTCGCCTTGTAATCTGTATTTCTCAATCGTCTGAATTGGCATGAAGATTGTTTTATCTTCGGGTATGAACCAACAGATAATTCCTGCTACCACACCTAACGTCTTAGAAACCTCTAACATCCCAACTCTTTGATTGAATGTGATATTAGATAATGGAAATCTATGTGAGTGTACTGTCTTGCACTCTATGTAATATTGATATGGAAAACTGTATATCAGAAAATCACTTTTATTTCTTACCCCTAAATACCCCATTGTAGGATCGGGTAATCTCTCTACTACTGTTTGTGGTACTGATTCAAAGGCTTTGCGTATGACAATCTCAAAGTCTTTTCCTCTGTTGTTTGCATCAACATTACTCATCAACTATCTCCTTTACATAGATTTTTATAACCGCAGTAACTACACGTTTTCTTTGCAACATCATCAGGCTTTGGTGGTACTTCTTTCTTGCTGATATACTTATCACAAGTCTTGATGTACTTAATCAAATCCTTTCTCATTCTATCTGTGACTTTGAAGAGAAAACATTTCTTATCACAGTTATCCCTACACTCATATAAGAACAACACTTCGTCAATTCCAAATGCTAAACTATATGCGGTCGCTTGATGATAATGTGAAGGATCAACTTCTTTACGCTGAAAGAATTTACCACTTGTCTCCGTCTTAATCTCAAGTATGTAATAGTGATTATGGTACTTGATGATTCCATCACAGAGAAAACTCATGTTCAACTCTTTATGAAAGAGTTTCGTTTCATACTCGCCTGCTTCAAAGTTAGGTTCTTTTGTAATATCCAGATACTCAAGATTTCTCTGTCTTACAAAATCTGCTACATTGATGTACTCACAATCAATACTATTCTCCTTCATTCTCAGAACCGCTTTTTGAATACGCTCGTGCCTGTCTGAACCACTTTCACATATACCTACTGAAATACTACTTGATTCTGATTCATCGCCCTTTGCATCTGTCAAGAAGTAATAACTCTGTCTGATACAATTCATGCCAGATGGTTTGTAAGTCTTACTTCCTGGTCTTGCATCTTTCGCATCATTCAGTTCAATGGATCGTTTCAAATCATTTACAAACATCTGCTCAACAGGAATTTCTTCATTGATTGCATCAAGCATATTCAATACTGACTTCAAACTATTCCTTGCCATTTATATCGTCAATCTCCTCTCTCAATTTCGTTAGCATAATATCCACCAACCCATTCATAATGAAATCATCAATGATTTTAGGAATAGGTTTTTCTAAATCCTCAGATAAACCCTTTAACAAATCATAAGTTGCATCGTTTACATTTACAAACTTCATACTACTTTCTCCTTTCTTAATCGTACTGTGAACAATGTCCTTCTGTGCATTCCATATCTTTAATAAATGGTTTGTAAGCATTTATAAATCTTGTGAGTTTACCTACTTCGCTTCTCCACATCTTACGTTCATACTCATCATCTGAGTGTCTTAATTCCTCATTCATATGACCATATTCGTAATAAGTTGAAAGTACATAATCACACTCTGCTACCATATCACGAAGATTCCATTTTTCTGTATGCTCTGAAAAACGTGTGCCTATAGTGGCAAACTCATAACATAAGGCATACATAATGTTATTGTATCTTTTGATTGCTGAGTTCATGTTCAATGTTTTCATATTCATTCTCCTTTCTGTCTCAATTTTGAGACTACAAACATATTTATATTAAATATAGTATCACATTATTAGTATAATGTCAACACTAAATATTGTACGAAAAAGGGTGACTATACGCAAATGCTATATAGCCACCCATTATTAAGGAGAATAATCACTCTTTTATTGTATCATACTTCCATCAAACTTACAATCTGTGTTGTCTGCTCTGATACAAGGGATATTGCAAAGTCTGTACCATGCTCGATTGTAACAACTTCTCCAGGATATGCTTTCAACTGTTCCATCAACATACTTGCATTGATATAGACTTCACTCGGTTCAAACTTCTTTTTGTTCTTTGTCTTTCTTTCCTTGTATTCAATCTGCTCAGAACTTCCAGACTTTACATTAGATATTACAATGCCATCATTCTCAAACTCAAGCCTGATTGCATCGTTATCATACTTATCCACAAACAATGCGATTCTGTCTATTGCTGAAATCAACTGAGACTTATTCACCTTGCATTGATTATTGAACTTTGTTCCTACAAACTGCTTAACCGCATCAAGAGCATAATCTCCTGTATCTTCTGTTACCTTACAATATACAGACATACCATCGGATTTTGCTATGATACAATCATTGAGAATCTCCACATTTGCATTATTGGTTGTGAATGAACTGAGAATGTCCATGAACTTAGGTGATACCATTTGTTCTGCATTGAACAGTTTTGTTCTGTACTCTGTTACAATACATCCATCTGTTGCAAAGATAGAATCACCTACATAATAGTTTGTAAGAGCAGGACGCTCTAATGTAGTTGCAAGAGAGGACTTCGCTACGTCTACTGCGTTCTTAACATCTGCAATAGATACTTCACAAGGCTTTACATCACGAACAACATTCTTAATAGGATCGGGGTACTTAATCATTTCGCCGTTCTCATCAAGCGGTAACTCAATCGTATATGTACCATTTGCCTTTACAACTAAATTGCCATCTTCAATATCAAGTGATACATATTCACTTGTGAGTTTTCCAATCAGTTTAGCAAACTGCTCTGCAAAGACAACTACTTCAATATCGTCCTTTGTATCAACATCAGAATCGACATATACATAGTTATCTCCATCTGTAGTCTCTAAAAGCATCTTTCCATTACCCGATTTAATACCCATCAACTCTGTAATAGGTATCAGTTTGTTACCGCCTACACCTACACTTGCTTTAGATACAAGTGCCTTCAACTGCTCTGTCTTAATCTTCATTCTTCTTATCCTCCCTATTGCGTGTAAATAAATAAAATATCGGCGTATCTAATATAGCAATTACAACCTTTACCAAATACTGCCCCACTATCATAGCGTATAATGCTGGGCGCATTGAATCATCAAACAACCAACCAAATCCAAAACCAAATGCTATAATAGCATAAACAATGGTATCCAAAAATTGACTTGTTATAGTAGAAGCATTATTCCATATCCATCTTCCACCTTTTCTACTACCATGCTTTTTTATATACTTATCACGAATCTTATGAAATACATATACATCCCAAGATTGAGATATTAAAAATCCACCTAAACTTGCTAATACAAATACCCAACTTGTTCCTAAAAGAGTATCATAACTACTTTGAACATTTGTATCTACTGCAGGCAAATACCTTGCTACAATAATAAATAATGTAGACACTATTTGTCCTAAAAACCCAAACTTAACTGCATTTTTTGCTTCTTGCTTGCCCCATATTTCTCCTATAATATCGGTAATCAAAAATGTAAACGGATAACATATTGCCCCAACAGTTAATGTTATTTCGCTACCAAATACACTAATGCCTGTTGAAAATACTTTAGACGCAATAGCATTTGCAGTAACCAAAAATACAACAAATAGCACATAAAGCAACTGTAAATTTCTTTCACTCTTCTTCATAGATAAATCTCTCCTTCATTTAATAAGTTGGTAAGGATAAACAACTACCCTCATTTTTAATTGGTAGGGCTAAACAACTTGGCGCCAATAACCTCCTTTCTAAAACAATGCGCCAATCTTAAATGACTCTTTGCCCATATATTTATAATTATTTGCCCAATCAAGAAGAACATCTATATTATACCTTTGACGGCATTTTACATCTTCCTGCAACTGTTGTATTGTATATCCAAAGTATTCAACTTGCTTCTCAAACAACTGTTTTGCTTCTTTGGGCAAATAATCAAAATTATCTTGCAAATGCTTTGTATTATTACTTATAGAAATTCTCTTTAGTGTATCTCTCATCATTACTTCACCAAACACAGATGCCTTTATCCATGCACTTGAATCAGCACTATAAAATGGAAATCTATTTAATATTTCTGGAGTGGTGATACCAAATGCGTGAACTCTTATATTTGGCTTACTACTGTTAGCAATAACTCTAAACACCCAATTAAAATATTTAATTTGTTCGGCTGTAGACACACCATGTCTTCCACCTATACCAATGTAATCTTCTTTAGATTCATCAATTACTCGGCTTAATGCGTATTCAGGCTCTCCAAAATGATATAATGGTAACAAATTAGCATTGTCTCTAACTTGCTGGCGCATATACTTATATGATGTCCACGATTTCTCACAACTGTCTTTAGCAGTAAATGTGTTTAATATTGGATATGGAATTGTGTCTAACTCAACCCAACTATTTATATCATCATTATTATTTATATACTTTATATATTCATATATATCAATAGATATACCTCTATGTGCCACAGAAAATGCACCACTATCAATAAGCAATCTGTTTCCACAATTAAATTCTCGCCAACGCTCTATCAACTTCTTATTATCTGCATACGAAAATAAACGTAGTCCACCTCGTTCTCGTATATAATCATCAGACTCTATATAAGTCTCACCAGCAAAATAAATGTTAAAAGGCATAATACACCCCCATCTCCTCTATCATATGACATATAGAATATTGCCACTCGTCTATACCATAATAATTAGGTTTATTGTAACATTTAAGAGCCGACAATACCATATTAAAACATTCATCCTCGGTATCATATCTATATTGTCTTGGTACAGTTTCTACATAACTCAAACGATTAGGTACAACAACAATATTATCTAAAGCCATGCTTTCTAATGTTGAATATCCAAATGTCTCTTGGTCTGCAAACGAAACCATAACTGATGATTTTGCAAGTATATTAAAATACTCTTCTCTTGATGAAGTGTCAATAATAGTCTTAATTGGCTTAAAATTAACATCTTTTGTATTCAGCCACTTTACCAACTTATCAAATTTTTCTGGATGCTTTTCTTGATCCATTCTATGTGGAAATACCAATATGTTATCATCTGACTTTTTTACATTACCATACTTGCAACGTAATTTATCAGCAAAAAATGGAAGTCCTGTAACATAAATTTTTTCTGAAAGTTCAGGAATTATGAAAGACTTAGATAGCAATAAATCCTTATGAAATTGAGTAGCAACAAATATCTTATCAATCTCTGTAAACCATGATGCCTCTAAATATCTGCCCCAACTATGCATTCCAGTTCTATATGTGAAGTCTGCTTCATCATATGTGCCAGCATGGAAAATACCACAGATTCTAAATTTTAATTTAAGCATATTACGAATGTAAAACAGGCTTTCAATACCTGGAAACCATAAATCTGCGAAAAATATAACATCATTATTTGCAATACTGCCATCATTGATTTTGGATATTAACTTTTGTAATTGATTAAATTTATATAAATGCGTACCACACGCATCTAAAACACCGCCATCAGTAACTCGATTAGATGTTGAAGCTCCTAAAATTGTTGTATATTCAACATCGTATTCCCTAAAGGCATTTTCAAAATCATCTATCCAATCTGCCGTGTACCTTGTTTCGTAAGGCTCTATTGGTATATAATATAGCATACTTAACCCTCCTCAAAAATAACTGTATCATTTGGATACCTATCATTTTGCACTTCAGTTATATCCACCTCGGTACTTAACGTAAATAACTTAACCGACCGCCAATCATCTGTCTTAAATCTAATATTTACATTTTTTGGCATATCATAAAGCGAAAATATAAAAGTTGCTTGTGGAAATCTGTTAATATACATTTTATAATTATGTTCGTTTATTTCTATAAATATAGATATATTATTCAATGAACAATAATCTACCAACATATTCCAATGTATTATGGATGAAAACGCAGTTCGACCAGCGCCAAAATAAATAGCCTGCACATCTAAATTATTCATTAGCATATCCACTATAAAATTTCCATCTAATAACAAATCGGAACAAATAAACATCGTCATAACTTGTGAAGATTCATCAACTGCTTCTTGCTCAATGCCTTTCCAAATCTTTATCATTCACTTTCTCCCCATACCATTGATACATTAAATCAACGTCACACTTAATTGGCATTTCAAGAATTTGCTCTGCTGATTCTGACATTACTTTGGCAAGTAATTCTGAACACTCTTTCATGTTCTCTTCTGGACACTCACCTATCAATTCATCATGTACTTGAATCAATAATCTGAATCCTAATTCTTTCAAGCGTTCATTTCTACTTGTGTTTACCATAGCAAGTTTTGTCAAATCTGCGGCTGAACCTTGTACTCTTGAGTTCACACATTGTCTTTTTGCTTCTGCAATCTTCTTACCATTATCAACAATCCATATACCCTCTTTGTTCGCTTGCTGAAAAATTTTCTGCTTCTCGCTGAATCTACAACTATGAAGCCTTGTGAGATACTTTCTTATCGTTCTTTCGGGTATATCCTGTTCAATATCTTCTGAATCAAAATCAAGTAAGTCTCCGCTTGACTTGTGTTCATCAGACCACTTGAACTCATATTCATCCAACTGCAACTCTGGAAGTCTACGCTTTCTACCACATACTGTTGTTACATAGCCATGCTCATATGCAAAATTTAGAGATTTGCTTTCAAACTTTGGTATTGCAGGAACACCTTTATATACTGCATCCTTAATCTTCTTCGCTTCTTCTAACGATATATTCAAATCATCTGCTATACCTTGTTCGCCCATTCCATACAATGATGCAAGTAAAATTTTCTTTGCTCTTGCTCTTCTCTCTTTACCCTCTGGATTTACCTTATCAGTTTCATTTCCATTTTCATCAAGATAAAACTCAAGACAATCCTCATACGGTTTATGAAAAGCAAGACTTGCTATATCTGCATATATCTGTCTGCCAGCCATCAATGTGTCATACAACTGACTATCACCATCTTTTCTGCACATAGCCGCTAAACATTTTGGCTCTTGCTGACTATAATCTGCTGACATAAGCACATATCCAGGACTTGCGGTAAACATCTTTCGTATATCTTTATTGTGCGAAGGAATGTTCTGCATATTTGGATCTTTACTACTAAATCTTCCTGTTACTGCGCCATACTGATTGAACTTACAATGTATTCTGCCATCATTTTGGTTTACACAGTTTGGCATCTTATCAATGAACGTATCTACGATTGTAGAAAACTCTCTATACTTTAGAATTGCTCTTGCCACATCACTATCTAATGTCACAAGATAATCTTTCTCTGTGGTACGAACTTCTTTTTTCTTATGCTTATCATAGTATGGTTCAAGTCCTATAATATCATAAAGAAGAATCGCTAATTGGTCTGTGGACTTTATGTTAATCGGTCTTTCAAGTTTACCATTCTTCTTCCTATACTCTTCAATCTTCTTCTCATACTTCTTATAGGATTTATGAAACTCTGCTTCACGCTCATCGAGAAGTTTATGATATTTCTCCTTCAACTTTGCGTTGTAATCAAAATCGAATAGAATACCATTATCTTCCATATCTGCTACAACAGACACACAAGGCATTTCAATCTCCATAAAGAGTTTATATATCTTACGCATATCCTCTCTCGGTGAATCTTCCCTAATGAATCTATGCTGATATTCAAACAACTCATATGTAATCTCTGGATCGTGTGCGGCATATAAATATGCGGTCTGCAAAGGTATCATAGTGAATGGTATGCCCTTGAATAACTCTTCAAACGTGAAAGCATCTTCTTGTCCATTCAATACATACTTCTGATGCACCTTTTTCAGAGCATTACTATCCTCGTTCTCATTGAGAAGTCTCTGTGCTAAATAACAATCCCATGTGCAATATACATCTTTCAACCCGATACCATGTCTAAGCACTCTTATATCGAAATCTGCATTAAACATGATAATCTGTACCTTTTCGTCTAAAAACCGCTGAAATTCGCTTTTAACAACGTCAGAGGGTAATTGGTTCGGTACTACCATTTCTGTAATATATGAAATGTGATTAAGCGGTATGTAGGCACTCTTTTGATTCGGTGAATATACACATATGCCCGCTATTGTATCTTGCATAGGATCGAGTCCTGTTGTCTCTGTATCTATTGATACTGCACCAAACTCTATTACATTATCCACGAACTCTCTGAGTGCTTCTTCTGTCTGTATTATCTGATACCTCTCTTTGTACTTTCCGAGGTGCTTATCGACCATCTGCTGAATCTGTTTGATTCTTCCCAATAGACCACCCCCACCTTTTATAGTGGGAGTGACCTTTTTGGTTTGATTAGCAATCTTAGCCAACTTCTTATCATTCGATTTACTTGTACTTCTGGAAGTATCAAATAAAGATTTTACTGTCGGCATAAGTCACCTCTCTAAAATTCATCCTCGTTACGTCTGCTTCTTGCAGGAGTTCTTCTTCCCTCACTTCTGCGTGTAGGTCTTTCTTCCTCTTCGTCTCTGCGACTTCTGCGAGGTGCATCATCTTCGCCATCAGCAGGAGGAAACTCGCCATTATCAAGATAATATTCCATATCATCTGCGGTAGCATCAATGACAAGACCACCGAGAACCTTAGGCATATCATAGTCCTCTACAGTTCTATCATCTGCATCTTCATCTGTGCGATAGATACCATAGGTTGTATCTTTAGCCTTCGGTTTACCATTTCTCTCAATCTCAAATGTCTGAGATACAATCGGGTGCTTACCATACCGAGAACAGATTCCAGAAATCTGTGTGAAGAACTTAGGACCTCTCTCCCAAATCTGACTCTGTTCTGCATCTTCATTGTAAAGAGGAATGAACAACTTTGCTCTTGCTTGATTGTTCGACTTGCAAAGAGGACACATATCTACAGAATCACGATACGTTCTCAGACAGTTTACATAACGCTTTTTCTCGCCAATGTAAACTTCGTGAACAGAGAAGCCTTCAATATCTTCTGCGTTGTTGTAGAGGAATCTTACTGTTGCCACATCTTTGTCATTTACCAACTTGAAGAATCCTGTGTTTGAATTACTGCTTGTGGTTGCGTACTTATCCGCTTCGTCAAAAGTGAATCGTGCCATAATCGTTTTCTCCTTTCTTTTCGTTTTTTCGTTTTATGGCTTGTGTGAGATTAGGTTGCAAAGAATCTCACATGAATATTATACTACAATATTTCATATAATGCAACTAAAACTTTTTTGAATATATAACTCTCTTACCTTTGGCTTTTGCGTATGTCTGCTCAAGTCTGCACATATCATCTGATTCCCAGCCTATTAAAAGATAAAGTATATCGCAATCTCTAACATGGTCTAACCGCATATCAACTTCCTCTGACATTGATATTGCATCAACGTCACCACCATATGCGGTTGACATAATATTCAATGTTTCAAAAATTGTTATTACATTTTTATCTCCATCATATATTGCTGAATCATTGTTACCACCGCTTATTAAATATTCTTTTGCATCCTCAAACTGATTTCTGAAATGTTCAAAGTTATTAACATCAACTCTTCCACTAACGTATATCATCTTTCAATCTCCTCTCTAATTCTTCTACTAAATCTTCATCTTGCCAATACAGAGAACGTATTGGGTGCTTTCTTTCAGCCGCTTCATTTATGATTGTACCACCTATCAGATAGTCTATATGGTCTACAAGATTAGGAGCAAGGTTTAGAACATACTCATCTTTGTAATAATTCTCCATATAGATTCTGAATATTGTATCATCATATTTATTAGCCTTCACCCATTTATCATATTGATGGTCACGCCACACATATACATTAAACCAATCTGTATAGGATTTTGCTATTCTTGTTGGTATGTAGATACATGGAAATGAGTACCACATATTCAATCCGGTTGCGTCACCATCTTTCCAACCTTTACGCTCATCATACTCAGACGCAAAACCACATACTGTAAAATCTCCTGCATACTTCTCTGTTCGCTCTTTGAAGTCTTTACAAATAATTACATCGTCTTGTAAATGCCACATACCTTTTATGTTGTAATTACTTGCCTGTATAAAACTTTTCACATGAGATTTCAAACACCCATCAATTACATCCACATAAAGTGTTATATCTTGCTCATCTATGCCTTGCTCTGTCATTGATGGTATTAGATACTTCTCCACATACCACAATCGTTTTATGCAAGTGTGTATCATGTACTTAGCCATTCATCAGCCTCTCAATCTTTGGTGCATCTGTTGGAACATCTATATCACAAGTATAATCATTGATTGCCGTATAGTTTGTATAATCAATCTTATTCAATTCTGTACCTTTAACCACTTGCCAAAACTCCCATGCAATCGGTTCTCGTCTAAACTTTTCTAATCTGTGTAAATATCTACAATCATCCTGTGCTTGCTTCAAATGTTCTGTATCAACAACCTTAAAAGCGAATGGCTCTGCATATGGTTTACAATAGTTCTTTGCAAAAGGCGGTGCGCTTGCGAAAAACTCTATATCATTCGTTTCAGTATTCACTATCGTTTTAATTGCTTCGGGTGAGAATACTACATCGCCCATAAGATATGTTGTAGGCTCATCTGTTGAATAAAATGCGTCACACCAATCACCACTTGAAACTCCAGGACGAGGTACTACCCAATCATTCTTACTATGCCACAACACTTTAATACCTATACTATTGCAGTAACTCTCAATAACTCCATTGTTTGTTGATACATAAATATCGCTAAGTTCAACATAGTTCTCCACTAATAGTCTTACTGTTCTTGCTATTAGTGCTTCGCCTTTTACCATTGTCAAATGTCTCGGTATTTTCCAAATGTCATATCTACCGCCACACATAATTATATATTTCATTACAGAATCTCCCAATCTTTAATATTCTTAATATCGTTAAATCGCTTTAATTTACCTAAATCTCCCACATCTTTTATATCTGATGGAAAGTCTATCTCTGTTATCAGTTTGTTAGGTACGTTCTTCCTTATCTTCTCTTTTGCAAGTCTGCCTGCTTTATCATTATCTGTAGCAAGAATAAAATGTCTACATGGCAACTTTCTTAACTGCTCATACTGCAACTCACTTCCTGTACCATTTAATGCTACTGCATAATGTTCTGCTTGCCATAAGAGAATACCATCTATCATACTTTCTGTAATAAATAAATCTGTTGGAAAATTCATTGTTGCCGTCACTTTGTATTCTTTATCGCCATCAGCAGGACCATTCATGGCATATCCCCATTTACCTTTACCATAAACCATATAGTATAACTCATATAAACCATATAAAGGCTTCTCTACTCCTTTTGGGTAGTTGAATATCTTACTCTTTACATTTCGTCTTGCTACGAACAAACAATGACCATCTACATCACGAACTGGAAATGTTATGCTATCAGTTTTTCTATCATATCCGAGGTCAAACAGTTCTATAATATTATCATCTGTAATACCACGCTCTTTCCAATACTTGTGATAATATCTATAACTGTCTAACTCTTCCTCGCTCACCCATTGAGGTTTATCAGAATCACTACTATCCAAAACACCGCTCTTATGGGAAATGTTATTCCTCTTCAAATCAATCTCAACATCTTTTCTCTCCTCCACTTCTACTGTACCGAAATTTCTTACTAACCACTTCATGCCGAACTGACCGAATATGTCATTCTCTGCTTCGAAACAAAAACTTATTACTTCGGGTAGAGTATGCACTTCATGACAGGCAAAACAATGAAACATACCATCTGATTTTCTTATGCCAGCACTTGGTCTACGCTCTTGACCATTACCATGAAACGGACATTGAACCATTATGTTCTTGCCACTATCTTGTGTCTTTTGCAAGTATGGTATATGCTTACTGTATAACTGTCTCTGTAATTCACTCAGAACATCGGATAAATCTGCGTGAATTATTGTGTCATTTATCTGCAATCTTCACACCCGCCTTTCTCATAGCAATTAAATACTCTTGAAATTCAAAGCACGAATCCATATCATGCTTTAAGTAATAATCAAATAACTCATCCTCTGTTGCTTCTACTATTTTGTTATTCTCTACTTTCATAATTCATTTTAATCCTTTCTCTTTCTAACTGCCACAACTTATCTTCGTACTCTCTTTGCTTACTTACAGTAGCCAATGCACTACCCATAAACCCACAAACAATACCTACAATAAAACCAATAAGAAACCATACCCACATCAAAATACATCCTCCTTTTCTACTACTTTCTTCTTTTCACGCTTTGTTTCTATGCTTGCTCCAGACAAAGGTATAAACTCACCTATGTTAGGAGACCATTGATATTGAATCTTATCACCTACTCTGCCGTTTCTCTGCTTCTTCACTTGCATTGTAAGTGTGCCATCTGCACTCTGTCTGATAGAAAGAACCACACTTGAATTATGAGATATTCCATCACTATCTCTGATGCTCTCAAGTTCCGGGGTATCTTCACTATCTTTGTCAACAACACCACTTCTATTAGCCTGCACTACAACTAATACAGGCACACCTAACTCCATACTGAGTGACATTAAATCTTCGCTAATATTCGTAAGTGAAGTTGTTTTGTTGTCTCCTCTTTTACCTCTCTCATCTGAAAGATATGTGATACCATCTATGGCTATTACATCAAGTTTATTCTGCTTTATGAAGTTCTTTAGTTTTGTTACAGTTATCTTCCTATCAAAGTCATTCGGTGTAGCCACGATAAACTTGTTCTTCTTCTGTTTCAGTTTGTCGATATATTCCTTATATTCTTTATCATCAAACTCTTTATTGCCCCACATCAAATCTTTGTTGCTGAAATTGTTGTATAGCGTATCGAAACGATAACCGACACTTAATGCTCCCATTTCGGGTGAGATATAACCTACGTTAAAACCTATCTCCCATATATGTGTGCATATCTTCTCAAGAATCCAAGACTTACCTTGATTTGTTCTTGCAAAGATAGTGAACAGTTCTTCACCTCTTTGAATACCATGTATAATTTCATCCAACTCGGGAAAGCCTGTTGTGAAAAACCATTGGTCTTGATTGTCTCGTCTGTTCAGAAATTCTTGATACCGCTTATCTGCCTGTGAAATAATGTCAATACCACCGATATTATAGTTAGGTTGCAAATCTTTCATGGCTTGAAGCATATATTCGGTAGCCGCATTTGCATCTGTCTTTAAGAGTTTTGCAATTTTCTGAACAACTGGAACTGATTTGTAATATAGATATTCTTCTCTGATTGTGTCGATGAGGTAATTCTCAGGCTCGTTGACTTCTATAAAGTCAAACTCTGGAAACTTCTCTAAGAATGTAGTCTTGTCTGGCACTACACCATAAGTCTTGAAATGGTCTGCAATAAATTTATATTCATCCTCATATTCGAGAAAATACTCTTCGGTAAGTTGATTGTTCTCTATGATGGAATAATCGTGGTTCTCTAAAACGATATTCAAAATCTGGAGGTCTACCATACTATCTCATATCCTTTCCCTTGAGTTCTACTATCTCGCTTGTATAGTATATTCGACTTGCAAGTCTATCACCTAATACATTTGCAAAGCCTTCAACTGTAGTCTGATTCGATGTGAAGATATTGGATTTCTCTGCAAGTATTCTGCTATCAATAAGCGTGAATATCTGAGTATAGTCATATGCTGATATACCACTCACCGCAATATCATCCCATATAACAAGGTCTACTTTCTCAAGATTCTCTTTGAATGTCTTTGATACAGGATTGTTAAAATCTTTCAACTTGAGAAGTAAAGATGGCGTACTTACAAACATACCCTTTAGATTCTCATAATTGCCTTCTGCGGTATAGTGAAAGTAAGTGTGTAACATTTTGATTGCCCAACTTGTTTTACCATTACCCGTCCACTTACTGCATATATATAGATTCTTTCCCTCACCTACAAAGTCTACTATATTCTTTCGTATGTCTGCAAGTCTACTAAATGCTTTTTTATCTCCGCTATTACCATCTGTTAGATATAGTTTAATCGGCTTTTGCTTTGCTTCGGGTAAACCACTATGCTCCATTTGCCACTTCATCTGAACATATGTAGTACACCTATCACAATCTTCTTCACAGGAATTGACGTACCAACAATTAGTATTCTTCTCCATATGTCATATGCTCCTTATCTGCTCGTTCATTCATACCACCATATAACTTCTCTATATCATGTGCGGTATTGCCTGTTTTCTTTCTATCACCTTTATACTCATAGAAATTGCTCCACCCATTATCAAGTGTCTGCTTTACAATCTTAATCTGCATATCTGTATTATCTGACAGTTCTGATAACTTTGTCAACTTACTCTTCCACATATTCTGATAGAATGGTCTGCCTGCTTCTCTGCTATTCTCTAAGCAGATTTTGAGAAATGATTGTAACTCTTTCCTAAGAGTTTGATTGTTAGTGTATTCATCTATCATATGCATACATTTCTGATACAGATTCTTTTTCTTTGTTTTAGGTTCACTATATTTAGTATCCTCTACTATATCTTTAGATATAGTTTTATTTATAGTTTTTTTATTTTTATTTATATTATTGTGTAAAGTTTCTTTACTACCCTCGTAAAGTTTTTTTACTACCATATTTGTATCAGCCCAATATGAATCCGGAGTGTTATAATCACTACTCTCTTGTTTCAGAATATAGCCTTTATCTAATAGACTCTGCAACGCTTTATCAACTGTTGGTATGGATATATTGAATGTTTCAGCGATATACTTTCTACCACCAAAGAAACTTGATTCTCCGTCTTGACTAAATCCATATATCAAAGCATACACTAATAATTCATTTCCTTTAAGTTCAAACTCGTTACACATCCAACCTTGTATAGTAACATGGTTCTCTGATTTCAGCATACTCTTCTCCTTTATAAAGTAAAACAGTTAGTGCAACTGAAATTCGGGGTTTCAATCGCACTAACTGTTTTGGTTAGCAACAATATGAGGTGTTTCGCAACATCCCCGAAATGTTGCTAACCTATTTGAGGAAATTCACATGACAGTTATAGTGTCGCAAGTGAATACATTATTATAGTATCACATTATTTTTATAATGTCAACTATTTTCTGAATGTATCCATAATTTCTTGAATCTGATTGTCTACCTCTGCGTTACAATCATCCCAAAGAAGTTTTCTCTCTTCTTCAATATTGCAATCTTCCGGCACACTTCTCTCTTCACCATATTCTACTGTAAAGAATTTAGATGTGCCACCTTTACCCGTAAGTTGAATACTTGCCCTTGATGTGACTTTGATTGTTGTAGTTACTGCTTTACTTTCATACACCTTTGCTTTAGCCATTACTCTTCCTCCTTAACCCTCGATATTCTGAGCGTGACAACTTCCTTATGCTCTCTGCATTTCTCAACTACTGCAAGCATCTTTTTGTTCAACTGTCCCTTATACATAGCATCTTCAAGTGCCGTCATATCTACATACTCTTGCACTTTGATAATACCGAGTTCATACATTTCGGGAAAGTCTGAGAGTTTTACACAAAGTAATTCTTCATCAATCTTATCTCTGTTCTGAACAGACTTTGTTACTTTCCAACCGCTTGCCTCATAGTTGGTTTTATCGCCAAGCAACTCTTTAATCTGTTTGTTCTCTTCTTTACAGATTTTATCGAGTACATCCAAGCGTTCTTTGTTGTCACCATATGCGGGAATGAGTTCATCAAGTGTTGATACTGCTTTTGTCTTTCTTGCCATTCTTTAATTCCTCCTTCTTTTTTCTTGTATATCTTTGAGTAATATCTCCAAGAATACCATTTCTACCATGAGGCACTTTTGCTCTAAACTCAATCAGTTTCGGTATATCATCTGATTGCCAATATCTTGTACCTCTGCCTGTTTGTCTTGTAAATTCGGGTAACAGTTTAGAGTATTCATTGTCGGGATTATGCTCCTTAAACCAATACCAACTGTTGATTGTCTTTACAGATACACCTACAAGAAGTGCTACTTTATCCACTTTAAGTTCCATCTTTTTCTCCTTTTCATATTATGTTCCTTTCTGTATTATATAGTAATACTATATTTAATATACTATATTTATTGGCTTATGTCAACCGATAAGATAACTAAGAAGTTCTGCTTTGTGCATACCATCAACTTTCCCATCAACCATATAGTCACTCATCATGCCTTTCTTATTTACGATTTCCCAAATACGCTCATCAATCGTATCTTTGCATAAGAGATTATAGATTGTGACATTGTTCTTCTGTCCAATTCTGTGACACCTATCAACTGCCTGGTCATACAATGCTCTATTCCATGGGTGGTCTAAGAATATCTCTACTGTACCCCTTGTAAGAGTAAGTCCTGTACCCATAGCACCGATTGTACCAACAATCACTTTGCATGAATCCACATTCTGAAATTTATCAATCATCTGCTGACGAGTATCAGTATTGATTTCTCCTGTGATAACTGCCGGGTTATACTTCATCAATCTCTCTGCAATCGGTGTAGTCATTTGTGTCCAGTTAGAGAAGATAACTACCTTGTTTCCATTCTCTACTGCATCTGCTACAAGTTCTTCCATGCGGTCAAGTTTTGCTGATTCTTGAATCTTAGAAGAGAGTATGCCAGTATAGCCTGTTGCTTGTCTCATTCTGATAAGTTCTGCAAGAGGGTTATTAGCCATCTTAATGTTGTCGATATTAGCCTTGATTTCGTTTGTAACTTCTTTGTAGATTACTGCCTGCTTCGGTGTCATTTCTACATACTCATCTATGTATGTCTTATCGGGAAGGTCAAGTACATCTGACTTCAATCTTCTAAGCATAATATCATTAAGTTGTTCCTGTAACTCATCAAGATTTCTGTACCCAATTATCTCATAGCCACCGAAACCACCCATAACACAATAATGCTTTTTGAACGCATAGAATGGATGCTTCTCATAACCTAACCACTTGAGAATGATATAGAGGTCAAGAGGATTATTCATAAGCGGTGTGCCTGTCATAGCAATCATAGTCTTTGCTTGTAATTTGAGAAATGCTTTGCCTTGCTGAGAAGAGGGGTTCTTCATCTTGTGACACTCATCTGCCGCAATCATGCTGATTGTTTTGCTTTTGCACAGTTTAACAAGAGCATCTATAATATCCGTATTTCTCAAAGTTTCTACGTTAGTGATAATGAAGTAAGCATCAATCTTATCAATATTCTTAATATCTTCCAACTTATCTGCATTACCACCGACAACGATAGATCCATTCTTCTTTGTACGTTGACCGAGAATGTAAGGTTGCTCATCTGAATGCGTCAGCACTTCATTGTACCAATTCCACTTCAAGCCGTTCACACCACAGATAATAAGACAATGCTTATAGCCAAGTGCAAGTTTTCTTACAACTGCAATGTCAATAACTTGCTTTGTGTTATGTGTAACTATAAAGTGGTCGATAAGATATAAATGCTCATCATTATCTACTGTTATGCACTTTGCATCTGCATTTTCGATTCGTTCAACGGCTACTATATTTCTTCTTGTCTTAAAATGTCTATCCTTTAACAATGATTTCTTGCGAGTAAGTGTGCAATATAGTTGAGGTCTGTCAAATTTAATTGTTAGTGTATAACATCTTCCTGTTATCTTACCATCATAACCACAATCTCTTTCTGAATAACTAACTATTCCCCCAAGACTTTCAACTAAAAATCTTACATCCTCACACAGTTGTTTAGATACTGTTGCAAACTGCAATAAATTATCTTTTGTAGCATAGCCATCAGTATCAATAAGTCCTTGTAATACTTCTGTTCTAACTGCGATTGAATTGTACTTGTATATATCTGGAATGAATTTTGTGTGAGAGGTTGTACCAAACAAACCTAACCTCAATAAATCCCGCTTTATAGTATTTGTTTTTCCTCTAACCCCTACAATATTATAATCAATGTCTGACATACTTTTAGAGGAATTTAATTTATAACCATCACGCAATCTTTCATTCATATTATGTACCATTTCATCATCAGCGGTTGTAAATGATATTGACTTGGATGTAAGTCCACCATCACCGAGTAATGCACCTAATACATAGGGGTTTATTGACACATTCTGATATTCAAACTGAACCGGATCGCATCTATCAATCCAATACATATAGCTTCCAGAGCCAACACTAAATAAGTTGTCTTTTCGTATTTTTCCAAATTGGTTCTTCTCTGTAAACCATTTTGTATCAACTACTTTAACTTCGTGTTGGTCATGTATCTGCCATAAATGGTCTTTGCAACACTCAATCTGCACACCATCAGAAAATGTAATACGATACATTTCAACATTTGAATGATTATAGATAGCGGTTACCTTTGTAGGTTTACCACTTCTGCTAAACACATAATCACCAACTTGAATATCTCTCATCAATTTGTATCCATTGGGTGTAAACACTTTAGTATCAAGTGCAAGTGCTTTCCCAAGTCCCTGTTCATCACCGAGAAGCCATCTCTCGTTCTGCAAACCATAGTCAAAGCCTTCAAGCTGATGCTCAAAAGGCTTTGTCTTAAACCTAAACTCAGGAGGTACTTCTACTTTCTCCGATTCAAGACTTACATACTTTCCTGTAATGTCAAATGAGAAGTCACTCAAATCGGTTATGAGATTTGTGAGTTTTTTCAGCGGTACTTCCCACTCTTTTGACTCTTTGTTCCAATATCTTGTCGGGTAAGATTTGATTGTATCGACTATCTTCTGATTGTATGCAAATGATACGAACAGAGCATAATCCTCGTTACAGTTTTTCGATTCTGCGATTCTTACGTTTATCATCGTTTTTCTCCTTAGTCTGTTGTCTGTAAAAAGTATTTCAGTTCTTCGCCTTTAAGATTGTCGAGTGCATACTCATCTGCTTTTCTCCAGAGTTCGTCATACAGTTTACCATATTCGGGTAACTCTTCGTACCACTGCCAGATTTTGTGATTCAATACCATCACAAGTTCTGTAAGATAAATGTAATTTGACTTCCATTCTTTGAACGCTCTGTTGAACGTATCTTTAATAGCCTCTCTACCGAAAGCATCTGCAATCGAGAAATCATCCCAAAATGTAGTTTTCTCTTCGTAACCAATCATTTCAAACATAGGGTTCATAGTATATTCTCCTTTCAAATATGTGTTATCATGTTTACAATAAACATTGTACTACTATATTTATGATATGTCAAGCACAAAAAAAGAAGTGCTATACCGCACTTCTTAATTCGTCATTTATCATCTTTATAATAATTGCTCTTTCTGCTTCTGTTTCTGTATTATGATAGAGTTCTGATACAAAATCTGTAATTTCATCACATAGATTTTGCATGGCTATTATTACCATCTGCTCCACAACTTCATATTTCTGATAGCGTTTCTTTGTTTCTACATATTTATTATAAGAGGGTATTATATCATTCAATTCGATTAGAACGCTCTCTGAGGTGTCTATTTTGCGATTTAAGCGACTTTTAGCGTTATCTCGACAAATATATAGGGTAGCAAGTTTTTCGCACAAATCGAGCGTTAAAGGCTCTTGCTCTAAATCTTCTATTGTATCTTCAATCATTTCTAAATCTATCATAGTAGTCTCCTTTGAAAAAGAGGGGTGCATGAAAACACCCCTCCCGATATTACTGCTTGAGCATTTCCATAGCCTTCATTATTGCTTTTCTGATATGTTGATCCTGTGTGGTGTCGAGCATATCTTCCAATTTTCTCGCTACTTTCTGCTCTGCGGTATGTCTGCTATAACCTCTGTCATATGATTCGTCATAGGAGTTATCTCTGCTGACATATCTTCCTGTCTGAGCGTCACGTCCTCTTCTTTCGCTATAATAATACGAACCATTCTGACTATAATCTCTGCTATACTGTTCTCCACGATTTGCATAACCACCACGATTAGCATAGTTACCGTAACTTGTACGATTTCTGCACAAAAAATGTACCCCACGTTCGGCAAATAACGTGGGGTACGGGAGGGAGGTTAAAGTGTATGACAAAAGATTGTTAAGGAAACAATCTACAACACTCTCTTCATTTTTGATTTGACTCTGCGGGCGAGTTTACTAACTTGACTTTCAGATATATTCATTTCAAATGCTATCTCTATATTCGACTTATCCTTAGCACGAAGATTGAAATAGCGAAGTTCAGAATCACTAAAATTACAGTTATCTCTAAAATATTGTAATTCCCATTCAACAAAGTCACGAATCTTGTTCATCCTTACTCTTCTCTTTATTGATATTGTACTGCGATACACCTATCAGAGTTCCAATAAGACCTCCGATTGCAGTAATTGTTGTTACAATCTCTGTGGTATATGGTAAGTCCCAAGCCTGACCGCATATACCATAGAATGTAGCAAGAGCAGGAAGAGCAATAAGAGCAAGCCATTTCAGAAAAATATAAACATCATCTGATAATTTAAGTTTCATGTGAACTCTCCTTTCCGATTAAGTAATCTTCAAGTTTCGCTTTTGCTTTTTGTAAACTATCTACATCATTACCATTTAGCGCATGAGATAAGAGTGCAAGTATAGCCTGTTGAGTGACACGATTTCCCTCTTCAAGTTTTTGTAGTCGCTTATTATCGTTATCAAAGAGTTGTTCAAACTTTTCCACTTTCTTCTCCAACTTATCAATACGCTCATTCTGTGTTTTCTCTGGTGCTTTTGCTTTCTGAATAACTTTAACGATAACTGCGATTGCGGCTGATACTGAAACGATAGCACCACACACCCACAGTATGAGTTCCATAACTTGATGAGGTGTAAACGTAATCTGCTGATTCATTATGCTCTCCTTGTATATTTAAGGTTTACCCAACCTTTACCATACTTAGTTTTACCCCATCCGTCTTTCTCTTCCACAATAGTTACACTCTGTCCTTGCGAGATTGTATCAATGCTTTCCGCTTCGCTATTCGGTGCTTCTCTGACACGAAGTTTCGGAATCGTTGCTTCTGCCTTATACTCTTGAAACACCTCTTTCTTAGGCTCAACATAAGGTGTACTGTCAACTGCTACTTCTTCTATGTTCTTGATTTCTTTATCTCTCTGTTTCATAACAATTCTCCTTTAGTTTTTCTTCATTATAATATAGTTTACATAATATTTCAACTCAAATAACCATCTGCTTTGAATTTATAGTTTTTCTTGCCAATTCTAACATAACGATTCTTCGGATACCAACCCGATGTATCTTGCCACCATTTACCTTTTTTGTCTGACTTCCACTCACCTTTATGTTCGTAAGTCTGTGCGCCTGACATATCTAAGAACAGATTGTCAATCCATTCATCTTGTGCCATATGTCCATCTTCGGGATAAAGGTAATATCTGTGACCGCTGATTGTCTGCCAGCCTGTCAACATAGCACCATCTGAACCGAGATAGTAGAAGTCTCCTTTGTATTTTACCCAATTAGATTTAACCATATTTCCATTACTATCATAGAAATACCATTTACCATCTATCTTAGCCCAGCCCGAATAGGTGACATAGATATTGTTGTTATAGATGCAACATATCCAACCACTCTCTATACGCATCCATGTATTACCGCTATCATCTTTGGTGGTAGACTTGCATTTTACTTTAGCACCTTTTTTGAGAACTGTAACAACCTTTGAATCATCCGATGTGCTTGCTTTGGTTCTTACGTTCAACGCATCACAGATAACTTGATACTCTTCACCTACAATGTATTCTACTTTCGGTTCGGGTTTTATAGACGAATAATCAACATATCTAAGGTGTCCATGATAAGTCCATTTGCGAGAGTTATATCCGCTCTTTGAACCGAGGTTTGCCACCGCTGTTATCTGCACACCATCTTTCCAAATAGGTGTTGATTCAGCCGCAAGACCATCACCGAGATAGATTCCACAATGTCCGTCTAACCAAAGAAACTCTCCTGCTTCGATGTGTGAAAAGTCGGTTGTTGGATCTTTGCACCCACTAAACATCATTTCTTTAGCGTCATAATCGGGCACACCATTTGAAGCATAAGACGCACCACCATTCTTTAGGTCAGCATTACCATACCATCCCCAAAGAACCGCTTTACAGAGTCCTACACAATCAAATGCAAAGGTATCAGCACTTGCGGCATAGATTTTCTTCTTACGTTCTGTTCTACGATTGTATTCATTTCCCTGCGTTCTGTCTTTGTTAGAAGTGGTTAGAGGATAACCCCAACCACCCATAACATAGAGTGTCTTACTGTTTACTGCTTTCTTTACCATGTCCAAAAAGTCATTTACTTTCATCATGTTGTCTCTTCCTCCTCATCTACAAAGGTAAGTACATATTCAATTCGCATGAACTTCTCAGAGGTTTTCTGATAAGGTGTTTGTGCGTTCCATATGGTTGCTATGTATGACGGATCACGAAGAACTCGGATAGAGTGTTCGTATGTACTATCATCTAATGTCTTTGGTTGATAGGCAATTAAAGGTTTATCATAAGACATAGCAGCCTGGATATCATCCGTGTTAGTAATGTTATAAGTATTGGTTTGACAACAAGTGTTGTTGTCAAAATCAAATACGCTTGTTGTGTACGCTGAATAAGTTCCTCGTGTAAATGCTTTATTACCTTTCCACTTAAATACAACATTCTGAAAATCAGAGGTGTTTGCACAAGATTGAAAATGTCCCCATGTACCATTGGTACGCTTCATAGAGTAAACTATATCTCTCTCTGCCCAAGGATAATAGTGGTCATATCCATTCAGCCATGCTACTGTATCTTTATCAAGCCATACAGGACGATACATACCATACATTGTTCTATCGCCGGAATAGAGGTTGGGTAATGTTGATTCTACACACGTTTCTGCAACAGGATCAATTTCCCATAACTTCTGTGTATAACCATTACCCCATTCATTTCCTTCGTAGTGACCGCTATTATTAGTGAGTATGTGAAGTATGCCATCTGCATCCTGGATACACTCATTTAGTACAGTTGCCCCAATTTCATACCCACCATGACGAGAAACCAAGCCAGCAAGTTCTTGCGGAATATTGATAGTGGTTTCTGAAAGTACAATGGGTGCTGTCGGTGTGCCTTTAAGATTTGCTTTCGTCAGCGGTAATCTGTACTTGCGAATAATGGCGGTATAGTTGGTAGTATCAAATGCTATACCATAAACAGAAGAATCTTCCACATTCAATCTACAAGGTACACCTATAATGTGGTATTCAGTAGCACTACCAAAATGCTCTAAATTAACGGATGTAGGTTTTCTTCTATCACTTTTAGAGTTTCCCTCACCACTATGTCCCCATTCTTTAGAAGTAAGACAGGCAGAAGCAACCTCACCATTACCTTGTTCAAGTCCCCATTCCCAAACGAGGTGATATGTACCATCATCTTTCCAACCACTTCCAGTTTCACTCTCTTGTACCCAACTACCCATTTCTGTTGGATCACCTTCTGCTTGTCCATTTGCCACTTCACAAGCACCATTCGCTACCATATGCAACCCACCAGGAGCTTTAACAATAGTAGCATCCTCTGTAATCGCATCATCAAAGACAAGAATACCACCGAGTAATTCCTTTACAAGATTGGATTTCGTAAGATTATCAGAGTTCATCCAACCGAGATTTGTAAGATACTCTGCAATACCATTGGTCTGCATATTATCTTTTTCAATAACTTCTTGCTCTCCTGTCTTTGCATTTGTGAGAGTCACTTTCATGTGACCTTTAATGCGTAAAGGTGAGGGAGTGTTAGTGGGTTTGAGTAACTTCATTTTCTGCTTCATCGTTCCACCTCCGTAGGTGCATCATCATCTGCTTCATTGGTTTCGGGTTTCTCTTCAAAGGGTGCGTTCTTTATCTCTTCGGGGATTTCATTCACCGCTGACTTGGTAAGGTTAAGGCTTCGGGTGGGTGTGGATTTGGTGTACTGAATGGTGACTCTGATTTCACTCACAGTTGAGAGTCTGCCACCTTCAATCACCGCCGAAAATGTTGAATCCGTATAATCACCAACCCTTATTCCATAATTAGATGCGGCATTATCATTCAGAGGTTGCCAATACCCGTTATTCTGCTTGACAGTACCTTGCACGGCAATAATATCGGAGATATTTGAAATCCCGTGCGATATTGTCATGTTAGCGCTGAATCCACTATCAACAACTATCGTTTTCTCATAAATCGTACTTCCATCAATCCACGTTCCCACAATCTGTTCCGCCGTACTGTAAACGTGCTTGTTGCTCTCTATGAGGTCAACGAGTGGCTGATACTCCTCTGTGATATACTCCACCTCCATCTCTCCCGTACTGCTCTCTATGTGGTTGTAGCCGGAGAGGGATTTGATGGGTAGGTTGGTGGGGGTGACGGAGGAGGTGGTGGGGGTGGGTAACTTGTATGCGAGTTTCATCCCCGTAACAAGATTTATAAAATCACTCGCACTCGAAACACTGTCGCACCTAACCGCAATTCTTCCCGGATTGCTTGATGAATATGCCAAATCTCCGTCATTCGGAAATGATGATGCATTATAGGCAATATATGAGCCTATATAATTAAAACATTCACAAACAAAGGGAACACTACTATCGAAACCATTTGGAATATTAACGTAAAAATAATTGTTATTTACAACATTCCAAAGCAAATCTCCAAGGTCAATCACGGGCATTTCACTCGTCACTTCCCCCTTCACCACATCCTCACTCCCTCTATATATAGCATTGGGGTAGGTGGTGGTGTGGGTGGTGGGCAAGTTTTTGAGCAATTTTACAGTTTTTACATTTTCACTCGATAGACCACTTTGGTCTATTTTACGAAAAAGCAATCTAATAAATGAGCCTTGAGGAGTTATCGTAGTATTCGTTGTTGCATCAATTACAATTCTTCGTATAAATGTCTTATTGCTTGAATAATCTGCATACCCGATAACCGTAATATTTGCCGGAATATCTATAATATTGTATGTAGTATTTGGAATTACTTCATCATAATCCCCGGCTAATCTAATTATGAGTTCTTCTTCGTTGCCACTATTATCTATTCCAACATTCGTACAAGTGGAATAATCAAAGATGTTTTCTTCACTCACTTCAATCTCCCCCTCCGTATATGCCGTGATGGGGCAGATGTTGGAGTAGGGGGTGAAGGTGGTTACTGTCGATTCAGCAATCATCGGATAAAATGTTCCTGAGATATCACCAGTAATAGAACCACCTATTCTGATGCCAATGTAGGCTCTAGTAGATGATGACCTTTGATTCAAAACAACTGAACCATTGGCTTGAGTAATATCTCCAGCAAGCCACTGTGAACCATTGTACCAACTACAAACAAGACCTACATCTGAGCCTACACCTCCAGACAAAACTAATCCAGTAGTTGGAAGTGCATAATCAGTTGCGTTACCATATACATTGAAATTATACAGGATTTCTCCACTTTCTTTATTTCCACTAAAAGATATAGAACCATCAGAATTTCGTGTAAAGGTTACGCCTTTTATTGAGTATGGGAAGGAACTACTAGGTACTTCAAGAATATTCTTCCCCGCACCCCCTACCCACGGCTTATCATAACCATGCAAGTCCTGTGAGCCTTGTATCTCTGTTACGCACTTAACAAGTGGTGCACTCGCCGCATCCGTCAGCTCTATCGGATTTCCGCT